CGAGGAATTGCCCAGACTCCACGCCGCCGCCGCCACGCTCGCGGACCTGCCTCTGTATATCGACGATACCGCCGCGCCCACCGCCGCCGATATCCGCTCGCGGGCAAGGCGTATCAAGCGCAAGCACGGCATCAGCCTGGTCGTTATCGACTATCTGCAATTGCTCAGGCCGCCAGACCGCTACGCCGGCCAGCGAGTCCATGAGGTGGCCGAGATGTCGGCCAGCATGAAAGGCATGGCGAAAGACCTGGACGCGCCTGTCATTCTGCTGTCTCAGCTATCCCGCGCCGTTGAGGCCAGGGACGACCACCGGCCCAGGCTGTCGGATTTGCGCGACTCCGGGTCCATCGAGCAGGACGCTGACATCGTCGGCTTTATTTTCCGTGAGGAATATTATCTACGACAGGCCGAGCCGCAGACAGGATCGAGGCAGCACGAGGATTGGCTGGCCGATCTTGCGAGTGCGAAAAATAAGGCCACGGTTATCGTGGCCAAACAGCGCCAGGGGCCGACGGGCAGGGTGGACCTGCACTGGGACGCGTCTTGCACAAGATTTGGAAATTTTGCGAGGTGAAACATGGCGAGAATTAGAACGATCAAGCCCGAGTACTGGACCAGCGTCCAGGTCGTCGAGTGTTCCATGCCGGCGAGGCTGCTATTCATCGGACTCTGGAATTTCGCGGACGACGCGGGCCGCATTAGAGACGTGCCGCGTCAAATCAAGATGAAAATTTTCCCTGGCGACGACCTACCGGCGGATGACGTTCACGGATTGCTCACTGAGCTATCACGCAATAGCCTGATCCACCGTTACACCGTTGATAATAAAGGATATATCCAGATTACAGGCTGGCACCACCAGAAGATAAACCGGCCGAATCCGACAAATATCCCCGCCAATCCCGGAGCGATCAGTGAGCAAACACCCCCGGAAGGGAAGGTAAGGGAAGGGAAGGGAAGGGAAGAAAAAGAAAGCCTAACGGCTTTCCCAAAAGAAAGGCCGAATCCGACAAGCGTTCCCGCCAATCCCGGAAAGCCAAGGTCAGGAATATTGGCCAAGCGAGAGACTCGCATCGCCAACGGCTGGACCCTGCCCGAGGCCTGGCGAGTATGGGCCAGGCAAGAGCACCCGGCCGTGGACCTTGCCCGGCAAGCCGATCAATTCCGCGATCATTGGCTGGCGAAGGCCGGGAAGGACGGCGCAAAACTCGATTGGTTTGCCACGTGGCGCAACTGGGTCCGGCGGGCCGAAGAGTACCGCGCGAAAAGTCCCGGCCGCGCTGAAGACATTTCCTTGGCCGATAGGAACGATGCGAACTGGCGGAAACGCGCCGCAGCGGCGGCAAAGTGTGGGATGGCGACGGGCTGGCCGGAAGAGGTCTATGGCCCGCGACCAGGCCAGCCCGGCTGCGAGATGCCAGCGGACATTGTCGCGGAATATGGGCTGGCGCCGGTGGGAGGCGACGCATGAAAGCGAAGGAACGAGACCTCATGCTGAAGACATTTCCTTGGCCGAGAGAAACGATGCGCACCGTCCTCGACAGGGCTTCCGCGAAACGAGCATTCGAGGAGCATTCGCGGGCGGCGGGGACGCCCGCCCCCGCCCAGGGGCGAGCGGATGAAAATGTCCAGGGTTCTGATCGCCTGGATGAATTTGCAGCCCACGGCGCCGCTACCCCCGGAGAACGGTTGCGGCTGCTGGCGTTGGCGGCGCGGCATTGCCGGTGAGGCCGGCGGAGAGGTGTTCGCGCGAGATTCATGCGGGAGGCGGCGGCCAAGGAACACGAAAGGGCGGGCCCGGGCGACGCCCGCGCCCACAGGACTCGGGGGCGGACTTCCAGGGGCCGCGCCGGCCGGTCCCTCACAACAAGGCTCCCTGCCCAGGCGGCGCCCTCGATGGCATGTTAACCCGCCAAGGGAGCCGCGCCGGCCCAACCGCCTACCCGCCTGTGGTTCGGGAAGTCGCACCAGGAAAATGGGAGTCGCCAATGGGAGTCGCGAAACCGGGATGGAGGACGAAAAAAGCAAGGCGCCGCCGTCCACGCCGAACCACGCCGATCAAGATTGGGCCGACGCTGGAATATCTCGCCAAGCGCCTGGCGCTGGCGGCGGGGACAAGAGGGGCGGACGCATACGACAGATGTGGTTATCCGCTTGGCTGGCTCTTGGCGCATAAGCACATCACACGTGAAGAGCACGACCGTGGCATCGAATACGCCCGCCTGCACTACGCCGCCGTTGGCAAGCCATTCCCAAAAACACTCGCCATCGAGAAAGAGTGGCCAGAACGCACGGAACGCTCGGACGAGGATGAAGAGCGTATCGAGCGGCGATACCGGCGAGCCCGTGAGGCCCTGCTCAGGGAAGGCCAAGTCGTCGCCGTCGCCGTCGAGGCCGCCGCCGTCCGCGAGGACATGAGCGCGGTCCTGGATAAAACCCTTCGCCCAGCCATCAAGCACGGCCTCAGAGTCTTGGCACAAAACACCACATGGGGCCGGTAAAAAGCGGGGGAGCACAAAATATTGACATTCCGGCCGGTTATGTATAAAACACTCTGCATGTATGGGGTCGTGCGATCTGAGAGATCGCCCGGCCCTTTTTGCGTGGGGCGAGCGGGGGGCATCGCCTATGCCAGGAAGCAAAATCCGCACCCCGGCAAATGAGATAATTTTGCGGGACATGTGGGCAAAAAATGGTGATGTCCAGGCTATCGCTCGCGCCGTCAACGCCTCGTCGGATTCAATTCATCGGTGGCTCCACGACCTGGGTCTGAAGCACATTGAGTCGGGCAGCAATCTCGCGGGGACCAAGCGGCCGGCAAATGACCCAGAGCGAGCGCCACGAAAGTGCCTTCAGTGCGGCGCGATGTTCCGCTCCGAATGGATTGGTAACCGTCGGTGCTTAGGCTGCAAAGACCGGGACGAGGACGACCAGGCAGAGGTCGTGCTTGCGTTGGATCAAGCGGGCCGCCGGCAGGCCGAGGTCGTGCTTGCGCTTGACCCCCTATCGGGACGCGGCGAGTGGGTGGCGTGACTGAGGAGACTAGGCGGGTGTGTTTCGGTGGAAGCGATGTTCCAACAGGGCCGCCGGCTGGTCCTCTAACGCAGAAGTTGACGCGCTACGGCGGCGATCAATCAGGGCGGGTGATTAAGTCCCTTCCCGGCGGCGTGGAATACAGGGAATCATGGCCGTCAGAGGTTGAGTTTTTCCGTAAAAATCCAAAGGTTGCGGGAATGGCGGCTGAAGACAATAAAGTCATCCTGAACCCGTATTCTAATTTGAATGAAGACCAAAAAAATGCAGTGTTGCTGAACGAAGCGGCGAGGGTGGTAATGCGGCGCCCTGGCCTGGGGCCGACCTTCGGGTTGACCGATCAGCAAAAAGCCCAGTTCCAGGGATATGGTGCTGGCGAGGATATCCGGGCCACAGTTGCTGCGAGGATTCTATCCAACGACTCTTCTGCGGGAACCCCGACACAAGAGCAGCAGGATTTTGTTAAGAGGCTAGCTGCGGAGATGGGTCTAAAATGAAGGTAGCTCTTACGCCGGTCGGCCAGGTCGTGCCGTATGCTCGGAACCCGCGCAAGAACGATGCCGCCGTTGCCAAGGTGGCAGCAAGCATTAAGGAATTTGGTTTCCGCCAGCCCATCGTGGTTGATGAGGAAATGGTGGTCATCGCCGGCCACACCCGCCTCTTGGCAGCGCGGCAGCTTGGTGTAGCCAAGGTTCCGGTCCACATCGCAGAGGGATTGACCGATACCCAGGCCAAAGCCTACCGCCTCGCGGACAACCGCACCGGCCAGGACGCCGAGTGGGACATGGACTTGCTCGGCCTGGAAATGCGGGACTTGGACGCAGAAGGGTTCGACCTCGATCTTACCGGATTCGGGGAAATGGAACTGCAGTCGTTAATGGCTGACAAAACCGAAGGATTGACGGACCCCGACGAAGTCCCCCCGGTTCCCGACGATCCGGTGACAAAGCCGGGGGACACATGGATACTCGGCAAGCACCGCCTACGCTGCGGCGATAGTACAAGCGCTGATGATGTTAGCGCATTGCTGGTGGACGTAGAGCCGCACCTTATGGTGACGGACCCGCCGTATGGGGTGGAATACGACGCGGATTGGCGTAACAAGGCAAAACGGGCCGATGGGACGCCTATCGGAGCCAGCGCGATTGGCACTGTAGCCAACGACGGCGTGGCCGATTGGCGGGAAGCCTGGGCGCTGTTTCCCGGTGATGTTGCGTATGTTTGGCACGCTGACAGAATGGGCGTGGGCGTGGGCGTGGGCCTAATGGAAATGGGTTTCGACCTTCGCGCCATGATTATTTGGGCAAAGAACAACATGGTTATCGGGCGGGGCGACTATCACCCGAAGCACGAGCCTTGCTGGTATGCGGTAAAGAAAAACAAGAAGGGCCATTATTGCGGCGGGCGAAAACAAACGACGGTATGGGATATCGACAAGCCCTTGAAGTCCGAGACAGGCCACAGTACCCAGAAGCCGGTCGAGTGCATGAAGCGCCCCATCGAGAACAACAGCAGCCCCGGCCAAGCGGTATATGATCCATTCCTTGGCAGTGGCACGACGGTGATTGCGGCAGAGATGACGGGCCGGCAATGCCTGGGCCTGGAGATTGCCCCGGCCTACTGCGATGTGATCGTAAAGCGGTGGCAGGGCTTCACCGGAGAGCAAGCAAAGCTAGAGGGTAGTGGAGATTTATTCCCCACTATAAAAAATGCAAATGCCGCGTAATGGAGCGCCGACGTTCAAGCCCACCGACGACGAGCGCAAGCTGGTCGAGCAGATGAGTGCCGTTGGAATCCCGCAGGAGTCCATCTGCCAGGTGGTCCGGGACGGCATCGACGACAAGACCCTGCGAAAGCACTTCCGCAAGGAACTGGATACGGCGGCGCCCAAGGCGAACGCCAATGTAGCCGGCATGTTATACAACAAGGCCTTGGGCGGCGACATAGCGGCGTGCATCTGGTGGACAAAAGCCCGCATGAAGTGGGCGGAAAAACGTGAACTCGAACACGCCGGCAAGGACGGCGGGCCGATCATTCTATGGGGCAGCAAGCCAGGATAGGGGCCGCCGCTGCGGCCTTCGATGACTTCATGCGGCCAAGCCGCTACAAGGCGCTGTATGGCGGCCGAGGTTCGGCCAAGTCGCACTTCTTCGCCGAGGCGATGGTCGCCAACGCGGCGCAGAACGAGGGCTTCCGAGCCGTTTGCATCCGGGAAGTGCAAAAGTCTCTCAAAGAGAGCGCCAAGCGTCTGATTGAGGACAAAATCCAACGCCTGGGGTTTGGCCCAGCATTCAAGGTACTGCATGACCAGATCATAACGCCCGGCGGTGGGGTTATCACATTCGTGGGGATGCAGGACCACACGGCGGAAAGCATCAAGTCGCTTGAGGGATTCAATGTGGCCTGGGCCGAGGAGGCGCAGACGTTATCCGCGAAGTCCCTGGAATTGCTCAGACCGACGATCCGCGCCGAGGGCTCGGAATTATGGTTCAGTTGGAACCCT